TGGGAACAACAGAAGATGCTCTGTTGTTCAATGCGATTGTTGACCCTGCTTTGCATGCAGATTTTGCAGGAGAGACCCATTTGACTGCCCCTGCGTTCGCGTCTTTGCCTTTTAAGTATTGGCGCGGATCCATGAAATTTCGTTTCATGATAGTAGCTTCAAACTACCATCGTGGACGACTTCGAATTGTGTATGATCCCGAGGGAACATCCAATTCTTCCGAATACAATACCGCTTATACATCAGTAGTGGATATTGCAGAGGAAATGGATTTTACGATGACAGTTGGATGGGGTCAGGATACCTCTTTCCGTGAACACATGGGTTTGAACGGAAATACAGGGCACTCTTCAACAACATTGGCTTACGCCGCAGCAGGATCTGCATACGGAAATGGAACAATTTCCGTATATGTTGTAAATGAGTTGACCGTTCCTAACACCACTGCGAACAATGACATTCAGATAAATGTCTTTGTTTCGATGTGCGACGACTTTGAACTGGCCGTTCCTACTGGACAGTTCATCAATAAGTTGCGCTTGACTACGTCAGCGCAGTTGGTGGAACCCGCTTCACGAGAGTTTGTTGAACCTCAGTCGGATGAAATGTCACCGACTAAGCCGGAAGGAGGAAATTTGGATCACAAGATGGCAGCAAATATCAGTTTGCAAGATGCAACATCACTAATTCATTTTGGTGAATCGATTGGATCATTTCGATCGTTGCTTAAGCGATACCAGTTAAGCGAATACTTTTATGTTGAAAACGCTGATACTGGCACGTATGTATATAATTTCTTGCGAAATCGTTTGCCCATCTTTCCTGGGTATTATGACGGCACTCCTCCAACTGATACGGGAGGAATAACACCCGTGAGTGTGAATTTGGCATCTGGAAATTACGTTTATTCCAGATTGCATCTTATTCAATACTTACGGGTTGCTTATGGCGGATATCGTGGTGGTATTCGCTACAAGCTTGACGCCACAGGTTTGACTCAGGGCATTAGTAACTCTTCTGCAATGATGATGAAAGTGGGGCGCACAGATTACATCACGGCTCCAGTCAATGCTTTGGCTCCCATGTTGGGATTCTCAGCAAATGACCGGAGAGTTCTTTTAGAACGTGATGCTTATACTCATGATTTGGATGGTGCAGCGATTGCGACACCACTGGTAAATCCAATTATGAGTTTTGAATTGCCCTACTATTCACGCTTTCGATTTTGTCCAGGCAAGTTGAGAGACGTTCTTGCTTTGGAGGATTCGAACATTTTTGAAGACCAATGGTGTCTTCAACTCATGGG